CTACACCACCTTGCCTAACTCAGCTCGTACTGACGGCACTGTGCGTACTTTTACTGAAACCATTCTCAAGAATGTGATTCAAAAGGTATGGACACAAGGCGGCACACCTAAGATTTTGATGGTTGGTCCAGTCAACAAGCAGCGCGTGTCAGGTTTCACTGGCATCGCATCAGCTCGCTACAACATCAATGGCGGCGATCGTCCTGCAACCATTATTGGTGCAGCCGACATCTACGTCAGCGATTTTGGTCAGGTTCAAGTTGTTCCTAACCGCTTCCAGCGCGAGCGTGACGCTTGGGTGATCGATCCTGAGTACGCAAAGTTGACTACCCTGCGTCCTTACCAACAAGTTGAGTTGGCAAAGACTGGTGACGCTGAGAAGCGTATGCTTTTGGTCGAATGGGGCCACAAAGTGTTGGCAGAAAACGCTCATGGTCTGGCAGCAGACTTGATCACTTCTTAAACGAAGCAAAGGAAGAGGGGGGGAGCAATCCCCCCTTTTTTATATGGAAAAAAGAATATTCAGCGAAGACAAAGACCAAGGCATCACACGCTACTGGCACTACAACCCTGAGACAGATGAGGCAACGATTCAGACCCAGCAGGATGTAACCGACATCATTGAAGAGAACAAGCAAGAATTCAATATGGTTGATGAGCGTGCTGGCTGGAAGGGTGAGTTTCACCGCGTTGCAAGCATTCCTATGTCTATATATTCACAGCTCAAGGCAGAGGGCAAGCTCGAAGATCAGGAATATATGAAGCGTTGGCTTAATGATCCAGAGAATAGATTTTTTCGTGTACGACCAGGGCAAATATGAAATACATCGCAGTAGCAACACCAGCGCGTGACATGGTTCACACCATGTTTACCTATGATTTAGTCAATATGGTGGCGTATCACACATTGAACACCAATGATGCCATCAGTTTGAAAATATCACAGGGTACGCTTATCGCCAATCAGCGAGCTGAATTGTGTCTAGATGCGATGCGTGAAAAATGCACTCATGTGCTTTTTATTGATTCAGATATGCGGTTTCCACAGGACATGATTGAGCGTTTGCTGCAACATGACTTGGACATTGTGGCTACTAACTGCGCTAGACGCCGTATGCCTACAGGACCCACCGCACAGATTTACAAAGAGAATGGCGAGCGTGAGTTGGTATATACGATGCCCGAAACGACTGGTCTGCAAGAAGTTGGCTCAGTTGGTATGGGTGTGATGCTGATCAAGGCCAATGTCTTTGCGGCTTTGTCAGAGCCTTGGTTTGAAACACCTTGGCGGCATGACAAGCGCGGCTACATTGGAGAGGATGTTTTCTTCTGTAAGAAAGCTAGAGATGCAGGCTTTAAGATATGGATAGATCACGATGTGAGCAAGGAAATAGGCCACATTGGGATGTTTGAATTCAAGCATGACCACACTTGGGTGATGCGTGAAATCCAAGAAACTGAAAAGGTTACCTGATGGCACTCACGACTTATGCGGAGCTGAAGACCTCGGTTGGCGACTGGCTAAACCGCACTGATTTGGCGACTGCCATTTCAGACTTTGTCAGCTTGGCAGAGGCTCAGATTGAGCGCCAGTTGCGTACACGCCAAATGATTGTGCGTGCCAATGCAACATTTGCGGCGGCTGCTGAATATGGCACTGTGCCTGATGACTTCTTAGAAACTAAGTCCATCAAGCTCAATACCAATCCAGTTACTAACCTGACATTCCAAACCATTGACGCAATGGATTCGCTGTCAAATACGACTTACCTGTCATCAGGCAAGCCACTGTATTTCACTGTTGTCGGGAATCAGTTCAGACTACTTCCAATTCCTGATGGTGCATACACTGCCGAATTGGTCTATTACGCAAAGTTAGCTAAGTTATCAAATACAAACACCACCAACTGGCTGCTGACTCAAGCGCCTGATGTCTACTTGTATGGCTCACTCTTACAGGCTGCGCCATACTTGCAGGATGATGCGAGAATACCTGTATGGTCATCGCTGTACCAGTCGGGACTAGATCAGTTGCAGATTGCAGATGATCGTGGTTCTACATCAGGCGGTGCGATCTTGGCTAGAGCAAGGACATTTGGATGATCATTACCACCACCAAGGGCGAGATGGACGACTCATTGCTAGAAAAGCGTGAGGGTTCATTAGAGAACGATACCGAGACAACGAGCTGGGTAGAGTATTGGCTTGCTGGTGAGTTGGTGCATCGATCTGTCAACATGGCGCTCAAGCGCGGTGTCTTTGCTGATGGCATCAGTCAACAAATTTAAGGGATAAATCATGGCCAATACACAAGCCCTCTGTACCAGTTTTAAAGGTGAGCTGCTTGTCGGCCACCATAACTTTGGCACTGGCGTGATACGCGCCGCCACCACAGCCGACACTTTCAAGGCTGCCTTGTACTTGGCCTCGGCCACTGTCAATGCGGCCACTACAGCCTACAGCGCCACAAACGAGGTGAGTGGCACTGGCTACACGGCAGGCGGCGTTACAGTGACATTTGGCACTGCACCTAGCACCAGTGGCACTACAGCGTTTGTGACCCCTAGCGCCAGCATCAGCTACTCTGCTGTGACATTGTCCACAGCCTTTGACGCGGTCTTGATTTATAACTCGACTCAGTCAAACAAGGCAGTCAGCGTGCATACATTCGGCAGTCAGACTGTGACTGCTGGAACATTTACGCTGACTATGCCTGTCAATGATGCAAGCACCGGCCTGATCAGGCTGGCTTAACTAGGGCAGCGGTATGGCTGCATATGGTTCTGGCTATTACGGCCTTGGCGTCTATGGCATAGGCAATGTCGTCATCAGCGGCAATGCGTCTACTGGCGCTGTTGGCACGCTGCTGGCCGACAGATCAATCCAAGAAGATGGGACTATTGCCACCGGCAATGTCGGCACAGTTGCAATCTCCATTTCATTTGCCATCACAGGCAATGCAGCCACTGGCGGTGTTGGATCGGTCTTATCGGAATCAACCAATGCGGTTACAGGCAATGCCTCAAGCCTAGCAGTTGGCAGCGTCACTCAGTCTGCTTCAATTGACATAGTAGGCAATGCGTCTACAGCTGCTGTTGGCTCTGTTGTCATCACAAGCACTAAGGCGGTTACAGGTAATGTGGCGACTGGTGCTGTGGAAACGATGCCATCAGAGGTCATCACTTTCCAAGCAATCACAGGAAATGGTGCAACCGGCGCTGTTGGTAGCGTTGCGAATGTAATCACAGTTGAGATTGCAGGCAACGCAACCACTTGTGCCGTTGGCACAATCTTTGGCTTTGGTTGGGGAGCAATCCCCATCACAGCAGAAACCTACACTACCATAGCGAACACGGCAGAAACTTGGACTGACATCGCTGATAATCCAGAGACTTGGACTACTGTCTAAAAGGAGCAATTTAAATGGCAGATACCACCACCACCAATCTTTTACTGACTAAACCAGAGGTCGGTGCGTCAACAGATACCTGGGGAACGAAGATCAATACCGACTTGGACAGCGTGGACGCTGTCTTTGCAGCAGCCGGCACAGGCACATCTGTTGGCTTAAATGTCGGCGCTGGTAAGACATTGAGCGTTGCTGGCACATTGAGTGTCACTGGCTCTGCAACAGTTATTGAGTTTGCAGATGGTTCTGCCGCTGCACCATCTATCACCAATGATGGGGACACCAACACGGGTATTTTCTTTCCTGCTGCTGACACCATTGCTTTCTCTGAGGGCGGTGTAGAGGCCGCAAGGTTTGATAGTGCTGGTAACTTGGGCTTGGGTGTTACTCCTAGTGCTTGGAAGTCAAACTACAAAGCATTCCAAGTTGGTAATGCTACCGCTGTTGCTGGAAGAACTGACAACAACAATAATTACTTTTCTAGCAATTGGTTTGTAAATTCAAGCAATCAAGACATTTACCAAAATACTGGATTTGCAACTATTTACTCGCAGGGGGCAGGAACTCACGCTTGGTACACAGCCGCCTCAGGCACAGCAGGTAACGCCATAACTTTCACCCAAGCAATGACGCTTGATGCAAGCGGTAACTTGGGTATTGGTACTACAAGCCCTAGCCAACGGATTCACGCATCTGCCGCCGACCCTAGAGCTTTACTGGCATCAACAGGCACAGGTCATTCAGCTTGGCAATGTCAAAACACATCGGGCAGTTCTTACTTTGGGCGAGACAATGCTGGCGGTTCGTTCTTTGGTGCAGCAAACGCTACTGTTGTTTATTCAAGTTCATCTGACCCAATTACTTTCTACACAAACGCAACAGAACGAGCCCGTATCGACTCCAGCGGTAACTTGCTGGTGGGGGACACAGCAAACGCAACTGGCTCAAATTCTCGTTTATATGTTTTAGGCACAAGTACGATTGTTCCTGCGACTTTAAAATCTGTTGCATTTAATTATGAATGTTCTAATTTTTGGAATAACGCAACTTCAGGAAACAATGTATTTGCAAATTTTTCTACAGAAACATCTGTTACATCTCGTGGCACTATTTCTTATAACCGTGCTGGTGGCCTAACCGCATACAACACAACCTCTGATTACCGTGCAAAAGACATCAGCGGCCCTGTAACTGATAGCGGTGCATTGATTGATGCAACTCCTGTTTATATGGGCAAGATAAAAGGTGCAACACAAGAGCGCCCAATGTTTATTGCTCACGAAACGCCTGACTATGCACACACTGGTGAAAAAGACGCTGTAGATGTAGATGGAAATCCTGTTTATCAACAAATGGATGCCTCTGCTCTTATCCCTGTTATGTGGGCTGAAATCCAATCACTTCGCAAACGCCTTGCAGCACTTGAATCTAACTAAGGAAAAATCATGACCACAACCTACACAATCAACCAACTTGACCGCAACACCTCTGACGGATTTGTCACTACTGTGCATTACAACGTAAGCAAAGTAGATGGTGAATTCTCTGCATCCACCTACGGCACTGTCAGCTTTGAAGCTGGTACACCAACAACCCCCTACGCATCTTTGACCATGGCTCAAGTAATTGAGTGGGTTAAAGACAAGCTAGGCGAGGAAGTAATTGAGGCTTCATTGACGGCACAGATTGCTGCACAGAAGAACCCAACAACTGCAACAGGGATGCCTTGGTGAGCGATTCCATAGAAAAGGAGTTTGCCGTCCATCAGGCGATCTGCGATGAGAGATATAAATCCATCGAAGAGAAGCTGGAGAGTGGCAAGGGCAGGATGCAGAAGATTGAGATTCAGCTCTATATCGTCATTGCCGCCATCCTGTTTGGACCAGGCGTGGCCGCCGACATTGTGAAGAAGCTGTTGGGGATGTAACGATGTGGACCCCATATCAATCCTTTTCGCTGCCAACGCCTGTGTTAAGGGGATCACTGAGCTTTGCTCTATGTATCGTGACGCCAAGACAAATTTTCTTGAAGTCAAAAGCACAGTTGAAGAAGTTGTTGGGGATGCCAAGGCTGCTAGGTCTTGGTTGCAAAAGTTGTTTGGGTCAGAGCCAGCCGCAAGCACAAAGCCTGTGGCGAAAAAGAAGGAAAAATTCGTTGCCTACAACGAGACAGAGGGATTGGCCGACATCATCAAGCAGCTCAGTAAATTCTGGGCCTTGCAGGATCAGCTTACTGAGTACTTGAGAACTGAGG